GGGGCTTGACCCCCTCCCTCTGCTTGTATAAGTAACTTTTTCCACCACTGGGTTAAATGATTAGTCTTCTTTTGTGTAAGTATTTTATCAGTGAGTGGTGACTCAGCATAATTCTTTACTTCAATACAAAAGAAGTTTTTCTCATTTGGAACATACAAGTCTCCTTTTAGATATTCCAGTGCGCCTGACATTGGCACTCTTTCAAACTGTAGTCCTGTATACTCTCGTAATAAGTCTCTTACTAGATATTCTCCTCTAGCTCCCTTCGCTCTGCTATCAACCATTTTACTCCAATTTACTTATATTTTCTTCTTTCACTACTTCGATTTTATCGAGAAGTGGATGTGTCCATTCATGAGAGACTATATAAGTGTTCAAATCTTCATTGATAAGAACTTCTATCAGTTTCTCTCTGCCTGTGTCATCTAATACTGCAATGACTTCATCTAAGAAAAGTATATTGAGTTTAGACTTAGATATGCTACTCATTAACTTACGAATAGCTATCAGGGTAGCAGTATTCACTCTTGCTAGCTCTCCTGAAGAAAGTGCGAGAATATCTACTATTTTACCATTGTCTGTAACTTGTACATTTAACTTGTCATTAGATACTACGAACTCGAGAGTAAACCTACCATCAGATAGCTCTGCTAGATAAGTATTCGCGAGTTCTTCCAACTCTTTTACAAGGTTTTCAATTTTGTACGCAAGCAAACCATTAGTACTAAATGCTTTCTTCAGTATATCCAAATTGGACGCAAGATCCTGCTGTGTATTTAGCTTCTCTTGCATTTCTGAAAGCTGGTTTAGAAACTCTTCAGTTTGCTCCTGTATTACTTGGATTCTTGTGTTGTGCTTTGTTCTTCTTTCATTTTCCTTTGCTGCGCTTGCCAAGTGCTCCTTGCGTTGAAGTAGCTCAGCTCGTACTCTCTCCAACCTTTCTTCAAGCTCTGCTTTCTCCAAGAGATGCTTAGGGAGATTCTTGTCAATACTTCGATAAATTTCTTTCCAATCGCTTTCAAGGTTCTGAATACGAGTGAATTCGTTATTATCTCTTTTAATCTGTTTAATTCGTTTTTCAATTTCATAAATCTGCTTCTCCGATTCGAGCATCTTTCGAGACTCTGTGTCTACAAGAGACTGTTTAAAACTTGGATCAACTTCTTGTTCACAAGTAGGACAAACATCTCCTAATTGTTCTAGTTTTGCTACGAGGCGTTTAGACCCCGCTGCGATTTGAGAATAGTTTCCCATCTCTGTTTGTAAGTCGTCATAGGACTGTTGTTGCGTTACTGGTGTATTTTGTACTTCCTGTAAATCAATTTGTTCCAGCATGTGAATCATTTGATTGTTCTTAGAGATTTTTTTGTTTTTCTCCGAGATATTTTCAATTTCTTTCGTTAAAGTGTGGAACTCTTTCTCTTCTTCTTCCGTAGAAATTTGTAAATCTAACATAGGAAGTATATTGGTATCACTCAATTTGTTATCTGAGAGCCATTTTTCTACCGTACTAACGGCGGATTGAATTACCATTATTTCCTGAGTTATATCTTTAGACTTCTCTTTGAACACCTCGAATAGGTTTACATACCCTTCAAGATGTAACAGATCAATCAAAAATTTCTTACGATTTGTATCGGTCGCAGTTAAAAACTGTAGACTCGCATTAGTGCTTTGGTATACTAGCTGTGAGAAGGTTTTAAAGTCTACACCTATAACATCTTGAATAGTCTTATAGGTATTTGTAGCTGTATGGCTAGATATATCTTCACCATTCTTCTCCAACTTGACCTTTACCGTGGTTTTTCTATCTATACTCACTGTATAGGTGTCTTCGTCCTTGGTAAAGGTTAGTTGTATATTATACCCATTACCGACGTATCGGTTAGGTATGTCTGCTTTCTTAATTCCTTTTGAATTTTTATTGTACAGAGCTTCTTCTATAATTAAGGGTATAGAAGACTTGCCAGTACCGTTTGTACCAATAATTTGAGTTACAGTGTTATCATCTAAAACTAATGCGTTGTCGGAACCATAGCTAAAGCAATTATTCCAGTGTAGCTGTTTGAGAGTAATCATTGTAAGTCCCTATAATGCTTGATATTTTGTCTTGTGGAAGTTCTAATATATAAGTAAAGTATTCTGCTAACTCTTCTTCTATGCTCATTTCTTTACTAAGAAGAAGCGTGGCTTCTGTACTCCGTTTAACTACTTTCTTATCGAGTAGCTCTGAGTTTTTAACTTTAGATAAATCTTGTATATCTCCTTCCAGTTCATATATTGTATGATGATATGTACTAGGTATCATCTCTGCTGGGTCTTGTACTGTTTTTCTCAGTAGCTGTGGCAGATCAAACCTGTCCCACATCCATGACCAGTCTTTGTCATTTATCAATAGGTAACCTGTCTCAACTATGTTTCTATGAAACGAAGTTGTCATAGGGCTGCCTGGGTATACAATGTTTTGTTGTGTATTACTATGTGCATGTAAGTCACCTGCGAATACTACTGGAAAGTCTTCAAGTCTTTCTAGGTCAACTTCAGGCTTTACATGCGGAGGAATCTCTCCTCGTACATGAGTAAATAGAGGCCACTTAGTATCAAATGCCTCTATACTATTTTTCCTGTGTAAATCTGCGTAAGGTAAAACATTAAAACCTCTGTCTTTGTCCACATAGGATAAGTCTGCAATATGAATGAAGGGATTAATGTCCCTACTCACTTGCTTTAGTTGACTAAAAAAGGTTTTGTTTTTCTTTGTGGCTTCGTGATTCCCATCATAGATTAGAGTAGGTATTCCTACTTGCCTTATGAATGTGAAGTACAACTCCAACTCTTCCATAGTTGGAAGACGATCAAAGAGATCGCCCCCAATTATGTGCATACTACACTCGTTTTCTATTTCATGAATTTGGTTAAAGAAGGCTTCATACCTTCTCTTTGCCCAGTCAACTGGGACATTTTTCTGTCCCAGCTTTAAGTGCCAGTCTGCTGTGAATAAAATCACCCTACGTTAAACTCCGCTTCAAGAGTCTCGTCTACTTCCGTAGTGTTTGCCTGTCGTACACGATCCAATAGCTCCTTCTGAGCATCTGGAGTTGGTCGAGACATTACTTCGTCCATGGACTTTACTGCAGCAGCAAGAGCTGCATCTGCGGCACTAAGAGCGGCAGGCTTGCACTTCAAAGGCTGAAGCTGGTACTCTACGTTATAAGGCAGAGGTCCGGTCTTAACGCGCTTGAACTTAATGTCCCATCCAGTTTCTGGATCTGTAGGATCTCCTAAGTCTTCGGCAGCAGTAATAATCTGCTCCCAGAGCTTCTTCTTGAGATTAACAACTTTCACTTCGCCATTGTCAATACACTGTGTAGCATAGCTCCATCCACACTTGAGGTCGGGATAATACTCGCGAACCCAATCTTTTTCTTGGTTTGTAAATGCTTCTGCATTTCTATCGAAGGACAGACACTCTAAAGGAATGTTCTTGTCGTTCTCGCCTTTCACCCAGTATACATAGCGAGCAAGAATATCACCTATGATACGCATTTGATTGTCGCCGTCTTTGTATTGGAAAGTGCTGATAGAAGTCTTTTGTGCAGAACCTTTCTGCTGATTAAACGATATAGCCATTTTAATTTATCTCCTTTGGAACTTCTTCATGTAAAAAATGTATTTGTTGATTCTCTACATAAAGTAGTTTATTGTTGTTTAAAAATAGTATGGGATCTTCCTGTATATACAGGGGATCTAGTGTTATCGTACCATTGACTTTGTACTCTCCATACGAACGCAATGAAGCGAGCGCAAGATAAATGCAAATGTCTCGGTAAGAGTATTTATATGAATTGTATAACAGAACATCTGGGTGTACTAAAAAACTCTGGCCTCTAAAGTCTATATCTGCATACTTATACAGAGTATCATACCTATTTCGCGGGAGTTGTTTTTCCACCATCATTTTAAAGACCTGCACGATCTCGAAAGTATTCGCCTTGCAAGTTTTAAAGATTCTGTTCCAATTATATAAGAGCATATTATATCAAAAGTTGAAGTTAATGTCAAGAACTATTTTTTTATAGTTGGTCTATCTTGTATCCCTGTTTCATATAGTATCCCATCCTATTGGAAGCCTGTCTTCGGGCGGTGTTTCCCTTTAGGTGGATATCTATCACTACAGGTGATCTTTTGTTTTCTTGCTTGCGTATGATACGCCCTATTAGCTGAGTCAATAGTGGCTCATTATTAACAGGAGTACCAAGAATCAAACAACTTAAGTTATCAACAGAGATACCCTCTGAGAAGATTGCTTGTGTACCGTATAGAATGTCTTTTCTACCCGCACGAATCTCATCCAGAAGAGTCTCTCTATCTTCATGTGCTACTTCTCCGGTAACACAGATTGCTCTGTCTCCCGTAAGTTCAGCACAGGCTTGCAAGAAGTGTACTCTATCGCTGACAACTAAAACCTTGTGGCCTTTTGCAGCGTAGGCTGCCGCTATCATAGATATGCTATGCCTGTACTCATCTTGGTTTGCCAAGTGTGTAACTTTATTAGCCCAAGGAGTTCTTTGGCCGTCCATGAAGCGTATCTCCGAAGGATACACTGTTATAGACGGAACCATATAGTTCTCTTTTGGTGGCTTAAATACTTTACTGCCAAAGTAATCTCGAAAGACTACATGCTTTCCATCTTTTCTTTCTATAGTTCCAGACAATCCTATCTTATATCGAGCGTAGTTTGTGTCTATTACTTTAGAAAAGGTAGGAGAAGATACGTGATGCATTTCATCTAGTATGATAGTGCCGAACTCCTTATTTATCTTGAGAATATTTCTGTATAAACTTTGAGTATTCCCAATTACAATTGGAGCATCAATTTCAAACTTCCCACTGCCTATGATACCTGGCGTAATTCCGTATACTTTTTCTACTTCTTTTGCCCACTGGTTTCTTAGAGGCACAGTGTGAACAATAATAAGTGTTTTCTGTCCTAGCTTACCAGCTATCGCAAGACCTGTAAAAGTCTTTCCCCAACTAACCCAAGCGTTAATTATAGAGTTGTCTTCGATCTCATCGTAGACCTCCTGCTGGCTTGGTCGTAACGGAAACTTAAACTCAGGAAACTGCACCGGCTTATTGACACGCTTATCGACTATCTCGTAGTCATTTGGTATCAAATCCGTTCTTCCTATAGGTATACTCACCAGCGTATCCCGTACTCGTGCCATATTCTTTATGACAAAAGGCGGATCTTTTGGATTGAACGAAGGAATAGTATAAGTAAGTTCCTTACTTAAAACTTCCTTGTATTCCTGCGTTACCTCAAGGTAAATGCGATTACTGATTAGTGCTTTTATAGTCCTATTTCCTTTTTAGCTATTAGATATTCTTTTACGAAGTCACTCCGTACAATGTCTTGTACTTCAAAGTTCACCATGTCAAAAGCACCCATTGTTTCCAGTATTCTTAGAAACGAAAGAAGTCCATTATTTTTGAGGTCAGA